AGAGTGTATTGTTTGGTGGAATTTATTATTTTATGCAGTCTGCATGGACAAAATTAAGTAATATTTAGAATATACGTAGTGTATTACTTCAAATGGGAATAGTGCGAACCAAATGCGATGCCTATATTGGAGAAAAACTTGGATAAAGTACATTGGGATATTCTGACTGAAAATCCAAATATATTTACAACATATTCTTGACCAGTAAATATCTTTTTATCATTTGTTTTACCCTTTTTAAATCACAATATGCTAATTCAAGATTATACCCATAGCTATGTAAATAATCCTCCCAAACATAAAACCCATAACTTTTTTCAGTATCATCAAGACCATCATTTTCTATTTTATCATATATCTGGTTCAAATCTTTTGATATAATACAACCAGTAATATTATCATTTTTATAAAGTATACATATTCCAGGTTGCAGGCATTTACCAATATGAGTATCAATACGTTCAAATACAAATCTATCGCCGTCCAGTATTCTGTCTTTATGACTATATTTCTTTCCGTAATTTATTTGAAAACAATTGTGAAATAGTCCCGATAAACTGGGACTTAACGCAAAGAAGTAATACGCCCAATAATACTCAGGTGATATTTTCTTTTTCAAAGTTTCCAACTTACTATTTAGTACTGCACAACTTGTTTCTTCCATTTTATAATATTATTAGTTATTTTATAATATTATTAGTTATTTATTAAATCAATTTTGTATTATTTTGATTTCGAAGAATAAAAGGTTTTTAATAATCCTTTAAGGCCCTTTGGAGACCCCTCTTTTTTGGTCTTTTTCTTCGCACGAGTTTTTTTCTCTTTCTTGGACTTTTTTTCTTTTTCTTTTTCTTCTTTTTCTTCTTTTTCCGCCTTGTTTTTATCACTATTCGCAGGAGAATAATTTAAAAAGAGGGTTTGAAAGTCTTTTGAACTCCGGTCTTGTTTCAATTCTAAAAATTTGGCGGTTTTATTCGCACGAATATTTTCCATAGTTTCTTGATGTCCAATACATTTTGGACCGAAGCGCTGTAATACACCATTTTGTGCTAGACGATTACTCTGTTCAAGTTCAAATAGATAACGAGCCATGCATAGAATACGGTCATGGAAATAATAGCCAGTATCTACAAATAAAAAGGCGAGATAAAAGCTCATAATGGTATCAATGGTAGCGACATTAATTTCTGCGTTTTTGATTTGAATGGTATTATAATTGTGACATGCGATGGGTTTGTATATAAATCCGAGAATTTCATCTTTCATACTGATTTCCACGTGTTCAGAGATTATTTCTCCAATAGCAGGATGAAGTTTCGTTTTCACGTTTTTAAAACCAGCATCATTTAATCGTTCGACAACATTTGTAGCACAATCTTGTGGATTGTTTGCTAAAACGTCAAAATCGGGGATTTTTTCGACAAATTGCCGACCCTTCTTGGACATTTGTCTAGAGTAAAGACTAGCAGCATAACCACCAAAGAAGACGACACCTTGATCTATGAAAGTATCGCGAATGACTTCATAAATTTTTTCGGAACCTTCGTCTGTTTCCATCTTACGGAGAAAGTCAACTTTTGAACAATCATAATCCACTTTCATGGGACGAAATTTATTTAAAAGGTTTAACCGTTTGAGAACTTTTTCCCAACGGCTGATATCACCAGCGGGTCTAGATAATTCGAGATACATACCCATTCGTAAGAAATCGGCGGGGACATATTTAATTCCAGTTACAGAGATAGCGTCATTTGATAAGCGGTTAAATAATTCTTTGTGCATTTGTGTGATGTCGGCCATAGGAATAAAATTAACAAAAACTTTAAATGTGCCTGCGTGAACACCAGATTTAGCATCGACGTGTTCATAACCGGCGGCGTGATATATATCGGCTAATTCTTTCGCGTGATTTAATGCGTCATCGGAATAAAAATCATAATCGGGAACTTCATATTCCTTGTTATAGAATTGTGCGTGTTTTGGAAGTATATTATTGATAGCTGTTCCACCATAGCAAAGCAAATTTTTATTTTTCAAGAATTCTTCAACAATCTCAATCATTTTAACAATTTCCTCACTACTAGCGATTTTTTGACCGGTTATTTTCTCATTTGTATCGACAGCTTGACGTAAGATAGCAAGTTCACATTCTTGAAAGGACATATTATCAGAACATTCTTGCGGTCTATATTTTTGCCGTTTCTTTTGCGTTTTCGATTTTTTCCCCATTTATATTAACACTCGAAAAAGTTATATAGTATAAAATTACTCATAATGTCGAATAGCAGTTTCAATACGAACAAATGCGCTACGATTCTGTTTAAACATATCTTCATAAATACGTAGATTACTGTCTTTTGTATAAAATGCTTGGGCAACAACCTGTGCGCCATAATTTTTAGTTAAATACGTAGCATCCGAATTTTTAGCACTGTTGAAAAATCCTAAATCGGGTAGAACAATCCTAAATAGATAAACCGAAGGATCAGGAGGATTAATAGGTTGAAATGTAAGGTCGCGTTGATAATAAGTTCGAATACTTTGAGAATTACTCACCATATTTACTTGGTTTGCTAAACTAAAACATTCCGTTTGGTCAGGTGAGCAAGTAGAATAATTTTGATAACCAGGTGAAGAATGTTTATCTACAATTACTGCTAATTTTCCTTGTAGTGAAGTAAGTTGTGTATCAAGAGTTAACGGAACAGCATCCCCATTACTGTCTTTAAGCATCTTTTTACCAAGACCGCTTTTAATGAGTTTTGCGATTTTAGTGTATGCGTTTGGATCGAGAGTTTTAATACGCAGATGAATAAAGAGTGGGTCTTCAGGATTTGGTGAAGTGTCGGTAAAAGCGTTCGACATAATGGTGGAAAATACACCGGCAAGAGAAACAGCGGGTGCTTCAGACGTAAATGTCTCTAAAGATTGTCTATTGGTAGAATATGCGACGATAGGAATATTATCTTTTATAAAAACTTCAAAGTCCAAGAAACGGCAACCTCGTCCTAAAAGGTATTTAATCATATCTAAATTCATGTGTTTACCCGTATATGCGCTATCAGATGATGATTTAATACAAAAATGACGTATAGCATTATCATTTGATGATATAAATTGAGTATTCGTAATACTTGCCCCATTTTTTGAATCTTCAATCTTGCTTAATTCTGCCCGTTGGTAAGAATTGGGCGTATCTACAAATGTAGGGGGGCTCATTTCAGGATTATTATCCCGATTTGAAACAATTGTGCTGTAAATAAAATAGAGAGTAATAATTAAAAGTCCAATAATCAATATATAATCGATTGAATTTTTAATCATTTCTTTATCAAAAAATCCGGCCATTGTAATATATAAAAAGCAGATAAAGTAATTAAGAAAACAAAAATATAGACAGTTATTATATACTTTATAAATAATGCCCGGAGGTTTATTAAATATTATTTCTGTCGGCAATGCGAATTTAATTTTAACAGGAAATCCAAGCAAAACATTTTTCAAGGTGACGTATTCCAAATATACAAATTTTGGACTCCAGAAATTTAGATTAGATTATAATGGATTACGCGAATTGAGAGTAAATGAATCTTCTAAATTCACGTTTAAGATAAAACGCTATGCGGATCTTTTGATGGATACGTATCTTGTATTAAATTTGCCGGATATTTGGAGTCCTGTATGGCCGGCTAATGCGAATACCGACAATAAAGTGTCCCCATATGAATTTAAATGGATCGAGAATTTAGGTGCGCAAATGATTGAAGAAATTGAAATTACGTGTGGTTCACAGACATTACAAAAATATTCGGGACAATATTTACACGCTATGGTGCAGCGAGATTTCAGTGATACAAAAAAGAAACTATTTAATAATATGTCTGGACATGTTCCCGAATTAAACAATCCAGCTAATGATCCAACACGTGTATTCACACCTCCATATCAACCAAACAAATATCCGAATGCGGTTCATACAACAAATGCGTCAGGTGCGGAGCCATCAATTCGCGGAAGAACAATTTATGTCCCAATAAATGCTTGGTTTACATTAGATAGTCGTTGTGCCTTTCCTCTGGTCGCACTACAATATCAAGAGTTGAATATTAATATAACGGTTCGACCATTGATTGATTTATTTCAGGTGCGTGATGTATTTAATCATACGGAAAACTTTCCCATTATAAAAGTGAGACCAGGAGAAGATGTTTTTCAAATGTATCGGTTTTTACAGACGCCTCCTGCTCTTGATATTTCGGCAAGTAATTATACAAATAAAATGAATAGTTGGGATGCGGATGTTCATTTATTATCGACTTATTGTTTTTTGTCTGAAGACGAGAAGACCAGTTTCGCGGCAAAAGACCAAGCGTATTTAGTAAAAGAGATTCATGAATATGATTTTTTGAACGTGGTAGGTTCGCAACGAGTGAAACTTCAGTCTGCGTCAGGAATGGTAGCGAGTTGGATGTGGTATTTTCAAAGAAACGATGCTTTTTTAAGAAATGAATGGAGTAATTTTACAAATTGGGCTTATAAAAACGAGATACCGTCGAATATATCATTGGACACGGCATTGAATGTATATAAAAGTGGAGATTATAGTGCTTATAATAGACGTGCTATTTTAGAGACATTGGGAATAGTATTTGGTGGGGACTATAGAGAAGTATCCATGCCTCGAGGTGTGTATGATTATCTAGAGAAATACATAAAAACAGCAGGTTTCGCAGAAGAAGGATTATATTGTTATAATTTCGCATTAAATACGAGTCCATTTGAATATCAGCCATCTGGAGCGGTAAATACAGGAAGATTTAAGACAGTTGAATTGGATTTTGCTACATATAAACCACCAATAGATGTAGACGGTTCAACAGTAAATATCGAATGTGATGAGGATGGTGTTCCGATAAATGTAAGTTCCAAACCCGCTTGGGCATTGTATGTATATAATTACAATTTACATGTGATTGAGGAAAGATATAATATTATATCTATTGTGAATGGTAATTGTGGATTAATGTATGCTAGATAAATCGCTGGGTTATTTATCATATTCTA